TTTTAAATATAATATCTAGAGTTTCTCTATCTAGTTTATTCTCTGTTAAAATTTCTGAGAGTAGTTTTCCATCAATTATTGCTTGCTCTACTGCTGTGATATCTTCTTGAGTAAATCTTATTTTTTAAATACCTTTTCTCCATTTACCACTGAATTGTAAAATCACTTCCTTCTCCATATAATTTTTTCATTAAGTTATCTGCTTGTTTAAAATTAGGACAATGCCAATCTCTTCCTTCTTTTGCTGCTACACTAGGGCATTCCCATGTAAACACATGTTGATTAGTAAGTAAGGGAGAGAATGATTTAGCTTCCTCGCCCCATAGAAAAAATATTAATCCTGGATCATGTTCTACAAAAGATTGTAAAACTGCAGTAATAAATTTATTCCATGGTCGTAAATGACTACCAGTCTCTTCCCCCATTACAGTAAAACTTGTGTGTAAATGAACAACTCCTTGTAACTCCCAATGATCAAAATCATGATCGCATTGCAAATATATGGAAGTATCTTCACAATATTCTCTAGCAATGCAATCATAGATCTTGTGATAAGAGATATTGTGCATACAGTCGATGTAGTTATCAGCATAAGGTATTGGAAAATTACTAGCGTTAATACCAGGCTCTTTAGTCAGAATTATTATTCTGATTTTTTCAATTGGATTTTGTTTAAGAGTATTAAAAATATTATTCTGATTAGGATGTACACGTTGCATTGCATACTGCATTGCTAAGAAATTCATTAATTTATCCATATAGGGACTTTTTAATGTATCTCTCAACCTCATCGTCCACTCCTCTCCTAACTTATCGACCCAGTATTGTTTTGTGTTGCTCATATTTAAAAAATATAACGTATTGTATTCCAAGGAATTATCTTCCCATGCATTTCTTTAAATTCTTGAATGTATCTACTTTTTAGATCTCTACGATATCTAACATTTTTGCCGCCGTAAGAAGAAATCTTTCCTTCCTGATTCTCTGGAGTCCATAGTAATTCTTCGCCAGCAATTCCGTTAGCTAGATTATAATGATGCTTTTGTTCATTATGAGTAAGGAAGATAACCTCGGATTTAACGAGCTCCTTGTATTCTACATACTGATCCATCATCATAAATAGTTCTTCGTAATCTTCTTGCCATCCGTCGTAAATAACTACAGGTGAATAATTAACATGCACATCGTATCCTGCCTCGATAAAGGCATCGATTGCTTTAATTCTATCAATAATTTCTGCAGTATTGGGCTCTAAGATACTAGATATTTTCTGAGGCATCAAACTAAATCTGATTCTTACTTTATATTTAGGATTAAAACTTAAAAAATTAATAGGAATAATCTTAGTAGCTAAAGTAGCTTTAGCAACAGGATGATCTCTAAAGAATTCAAATATCTTTTCCCAAGGATAGTATTTAGAATGCAAGGCAAAATCCTCATTGCATGCTAAATCGTAAGTGATATATGTATCATCTGTTTGATTAGGTTTATCTACCTCTGCATAAAAATATGCATGATTATTAATACTAGTTAGGATATCTCCAATATTCTTTGCTACAGATAAACCTTCAGGTTTGTGCCTCTTCATGTAGCAGTAGCCACATTGCAGTAAGCAGCCGTAGCCGAATGATGGAGTTATATAGTCACTAGATCTACCAGATTCTCTGATAGTAAAAGTTTTTCTAGTTACTTTTTCTAAAATACTCATAGTGATTAAATTAAATAAATAAAAAAAGGAGAGCAGCCTAAGCCACTCTCCTGTACGGTTTCCCGCCTTCTTTGTAAAAGATTGTAGATGAAAAAAGGGGAGCTTAAAACTCCCCTGTTGGTGATAATTCTCTTTTTGTCGTAATCTTAGACATGATAGAATCATTCAATTCTTCATTTTCTGATTCGATAATTGGCCATACTTCTTGATCTTTTAGTTCCGCTGGAGATCCAGGTGTACTTAACCTGTCTTCCCAACTGTTTTTTAAGGCCTCTGCTTTGTTTAAAATCAACGGAAGGGTAAATGGCTTGCCAGAGAAAAAGTTATTCATTAGAATAGCTTTCTTAGCATCAGCACTTACTTCTGAATACTTACCGTTTTTAATTAAATCAAAATCTTTTTGGCGTTTTTCTGGAACTTCAAAGATAAAAATACAACAACCTTTGCTATCATAATCATCTACATAATTTGGAAATGCTTGAAGAGTTGTATAAAATCTATCAAAGTCTACATCTTGATACGTTTTCACTAATATAAACACATAATCCTTTTCTTCTTCGTTGTACTTATTAATACATTTATTTCTGCTAAAAGCATTGATAAATCTATTACTAATCTTAGTACGTCCGAAGACATCTTTGATATTACAATCAAATAGTTTTTTAGGTATATCCAATAGTGGAAATAAAAAAGTTGCAGTTTTGGTAAATTTTAAATCACTCATAATATAATAGGCATTTTTCCGTTTAATTGATAATACTCCATGGGATATTCCCAGGCACTGTTTTCGTGAGCATATTTATATCGCAAGATAGCTTGTTCAAAGCCTTCATACTCTCGATTAAATACTTGGCCTCCCTCTAGTCCTATTTTAAGAACTTCTTCATATACTTCAAATACCATGGGAGAGTTGTATAACTCAGTCTCAACTACAATATATAAGAAATTAAGTAGCTTATATCCTTTGTCTATTAGCTCTTTAATTTCAGGATGTTTAGTTAAGCCTAGAGTATACACTGCTGCTTGAAAGTCATATCTATATTTCCAGAAATCACTATTAAACATGCCAACAGTTTTGCCTGTTGATTTAAAATCAATTGGTTGAATAGTTTGAGTATTATGATCTATAATAACTCTATCTAATTCACCTTTGAAATTTAATAATTTATGCTCAAAAGCCACAATAAATTTATCGATAATGTCGATATTTTTACCAGCCTTTTTTACACAATAAGGAGCAGTAAACTTATCTCCTCGTAATGCCATTGTGCAATTGGTTGCCTTTGCATAATCAGTATGGCTAATCAATGATTTACCTTCCGACAATTCTCGTATTGCCATATACTGATTACCTGCTTTAATCATAGCATCTATTCTAGTATCGTCTTTCCAATTGCCTTGATAGTTTTGAAATTTAACATGCTTTAAGATGATATCTCGTTGAGAATCCCATAGGCCTATTTCTATTTGTGCTTCCACTAATTCTTCGTAGATATTATCTAGAATAGTTTTAACGGCATCGGTAACTCCCATATCATCTGGTACAATAGCAAACTTGCTATTGAATTCTTCTCTTGTGCTAGTCAACATTAAGTCAATAGCACTCCCTAAAATAAAATGCTCCTCAGTAGATGCCTCACGAGCCTCCATCTTCTTTACTGCTTGTAAAAAAGATTGGGGACTTGTAAGGATTTTCTTCAGGGTACTTTGATTTAGAGCTCTTATTTCTCTATAATCCATTTGTATTTAAAGTTGTTAATTCGTAAACTAATTTGCGCTCTTTAAGCGTTGCTACAGGTATAAATTCATAAGAAGTTTTTCTAATAAATTCTACTGTGTCATCGGGAAGAATCCCTTTCTTAATAATCACATCGTCTAGACACTTAAGCCAGACTAATGCTAAATTGCCTATATCCCAATTTGGTTTATAGCCTACAGGCGCAGGTCTCCAACTTACTTGTCGTTTACCTGTCTGCTTGTTTTGAATCATTTTCATTGCTCCGTAATTCACTGGCGCATACACAATTAGCTTTGTCTCTATCGGACCCTGAATGGTTAAATTTTCTGGTATATGTTTCTCTATGTAACCGTGCATAGCAGCCACTAGGGCTGCTCTTGTTGCAAAATGCACGGATGCATGGATTTTATTATAACCAATCTTAACCCAAACTTTCTTACTTTGTGGTATATGCGTAATAAATTCTGGAAACTCTAATTGAAGCCTACTCACCATATCAACCCTCCTCTTAAATTAAAACCAAGAAAAATCACTCGATTCCTCTATTATTGGTTCTGTTACTACTGCTGGAGTCTCTTCCTCTTCCAATTCTATTTGTTCTACTGTCTCTACTGGTGCTGGTACAAAATCTTCCGTAATTTGATTAGAGTAGTTAGTGTTCAACAATTCTAATACTTCTGTACTCATAGTCATAGTTTTTACTCTAAAAAATCTAG